TCGAGGCCAGTCGCGTTCGTGGCTCCCAGGGCCGGAACGATGACATACGTATAGGGGCCGCTGCCCGTCAGTGTCACGTTGCCAAGAGAAAAGCACATCGCCCAAGCGAGGAACTCCGACGAGGCATACTTGGAGAGCTCAAAAGGTGGCATGTTGTAATGCGACCTGAAAAGCTGTGTCGGGAACTCATGCCCCTTGCCGATTTCCGCCCGGTCGTCCTCGTTCACCGGAACTTTCGCCCAAGGCTTCGTATTGAGGTTGGTGTGACGCCAGATCGCCGTCCCCGCGTTCGCCGTCCCGATGGCGGTCTGTTTGCCGAAGCCCCAGCCCTCCATCAACTCGTTGATGTTTGCCATGTTATTTTTCCTCCACAGCCGGGGCTGCCGGCTTCTGGGCGACCGGTCCCGGACTCGCCGGTGGTGCAGGAACCTGATGCCACCCCGCGACCATGAGCGGCGTGAGTGCCTCGGTAGTCGCTTCGACTTCCCTCACTTCGCCCTGGGGCGATTGCATAAAAACCCAATCCATAACGTTCTCCTCACTCCCCGCCGGGATTTCCTTGCTCCACAAGCGTTGCCTGAACTTCGAAGTAATCGAGCGTTGCGCCGTCAGCGCTCACGACAACCGTGTTTCGCTGAGCGGACGGAAGATCCATGTCCATCGGGTAGCAATCAGGATCGATCTGGAAATGCAACAGCGACGACCACGATGGAGCACCCGTTGGTATTGCGCTGACCAGCAGCCAGAAGAGATCGGCGTACGTGGCGGTCGAGTTCAGCTCGGGCGCGCGCAGGTAAATCGAAAAGCGATGCGCGAAGTGCAAGGCCCCGCCAGTGAGACGCCGCGGCGTGGTTCCGTTCCACGCGACCAGAATCGAGCCAGGTGGCATTTGCAGAATGGCCAGCCGGAGATTGTTGTCGTCGGCCAGCCCTTCCATGAATGCCCGCATGTTGTCGCCGTCGCCACCGATTGCGGTGACCAAGTCCGGGCACGATTGGAGCGCCGTCACCCACTCGCCGAGTATGGTTTTCGGATTGATCATGAGCGCTGAAGAAGTGACAGGTTGAGCATTCCGTAAGCGTCGGGCTGGCGCACTGTAGTCACCACGTACTGCGTGCCCCAGGCTGTCACCCAATCGCCTTTAGCCGGCGGATTCGAGAAGTCCGAAGGATTCACAGAGATCTCCTCGAAGTTCGCCGTCGCTCCCGACTCCTCGCGCTCACGGGCATGACGAACTGCCGTGATCGTCAGCGGAGCGCCTACGGCCGCGCCGGACTCGACCGGTTGATACACGACCGGCTCCCCGAACGTATCCTGCATGACGACGTTCGCCGCCGCGTCGATTATGGACCAGTCCGACATGATTAGAAGGACTGGTTCAGCCGCACGCGGACGGTGGCGTCGCCCGAGAGACCACCGGGCGCGTTCACTCCGCTCGGCGTGGTGAGCGCGGCCACACCGACTTTTGTATTGCTGGTCGTGGTCGAGGTGCACAGCTTTGCAGTGTTGTCCCAATACACGTAATCGCCCTCGGCAAAGGTACTCGTGTCCTTGGCGAGATCGAACATCCCTTCGGTCAGGACCTCGGTGCTGTCGCCGCTGCTCTGGTTGTTGACCGCTACACCGAAAATGTGGCCGGTCCCGGCGACGAGTAGGCCACCGCCCGACAGCACCGCGTAGGGCGCAGTGACGGTGACCGTTTCTCCGCGTTGAATGTAGTTTTTCATGTTGGATTCTCCTCTTCTCTTTAGCTCCCCGCGTTTTTTTGCAGCCCGCGATAGTCGATCGCCGCAGCCGCGAAGTCCATTCGCGCTTTCATCTCGATCCCGTCCACCTCGAAGCCCTGGCGAGTTTCGAAGTACACGCCCGCTTGCCCTTCGAGGAAGCAATACTCGATGGTGTCGATCTGCGTCGGATCGGCGACCATGTACCAAGCGGTCGTGCTCGCCGCGTCGAGGCGCGGTTCAACGATCGGCACCAAGCCCTGAATCCACTCGGGCACCACGCCGGTGACCTGGTTGGCCGCCAACTGAATCGGGTAGATCAGTTGCAGCGCCAGTGTTTCGAGCGCGGCGGGAACGAGCAGATACCGCGGAATCAGATTCAGCGGAGTGCCCTGCGGACCGGTCTGAGTGCGCATCTCGACGCGCCCGGCGGCGATGCCCGTTACCGGATTGCCCGCCCCAAGCGCCAGCGCGCTGTTGGCGCCGGTCAGCAGGTTGTTGTGCGCGGTGGCGAACATCGCTGTGTTGTCCACCTGCATCACCTGATTGCCGGTGATGATCGCCCAGACCACATCCGACTGCTTGCGCGCTGCGGCGACACCGAGCACCGCCGGAATCCGCGTGAACGCCTGCAGGTCGTCGTTGATGATGGTCTTGCGGGTGAGCGCTACCACGCCGCCATACGTCGCGAGCGAATAGTTTTGGTTCGTGTCGGTGAGCGTCAGGCGCGTGTACTCGCCCTTTTCATTCAACGGTCGCAACGCCGGCGAATCCGACAGTTGCACGCGATTGATCGGTTTGAAGTCGGGCGCCGTCACCTGACGGCTGAACGGCTTGAAGGTCTGCGGGTACGCTTCATACGACTGCCGCAACGTCTTGTTGGCGACGTTCGCCAGGATCGACGGGAAGTCGCTGGTCGACTCCGCGCCGCCGCCGAAGATCTCCACCTTGCCGTCGTACTGGATCAGCGCCTTGGTCGCGATGGTCATCTTGTCCATACCGCGCGTGTTGACGCCGCGCAACTCCAGGCTCTCCCGCGCCATTTCGAGCCGCGAGAAGCCGACGTACTCGCGGCCCATCTCCTCGGCGCGTCGCTGAATCTCGGAACCGCCGCCCGGGTTCGATCCGCGGCTTTAGCTGACAAAGGCGTCGCGGACAAAAACGTGGTGGTGAAATCGGCCGGTACGTTGACCGCCGAGATCTCAAACGGCTCCCAATCGGTCGCCGTGAATACATTGCTGGTCGCGCCGTTACTGGCGTCCTGTGGCTCCTTGGCGTAGAGCCAAGTGCCGAAACTGAGACTGCGAATAATTCCAGACTGGATTCCCGACCAGACCAAGTCGCTGTTTGCGTCCTGGCCTTCCGGCCGGAACTTCAGCGTTGCCATTCCCTTCGGACCATCGGCCCAAGCCTTCTGGACCACACCGATCTGCGCCCGCGTCCCGGCCTTGTTCGCCATCACCGAGCGAACGTCGGTCCCGCTCATGTGGTTATCGAATACCGGCGCGCCGTTGTTCAGACGGTCCAGTCGCGCACCCGCCATGTCGAGTTGCAGCATGTACTCATCGCCGGTGTCGGGATCGGATCTGGGGACCGTCGCGCCGCCGTACCAGACCACATCGACAGTGCGTTCATCGGCGTCGAGCGTGGTCGGGACAAACGAGATCTCTTCGTCATTCGCGGCGAAGTATTCGCCTCGGGGTTCGCTCATAGCTTTCTCCTGGTGATTAGGTGAGGTACATCCGCGTCGGGGAATCCCATCGCGCACGGTTCGTGGCGCCGGCCACGAGCAGGTCCTTGATCATTCCGAGATCTTCATCGGAGAGCTTCGCCGACTGATTTGCGGGCCTCGGCGCGCCCGACACAGCTTTGCTCGTGGGCGTTCGTTCCTCGGTCGCGGCGGGCTGCTCCTGGCCGCGCAAAGTCATGTTGCGCGGATCGCAGTCGAGGATGATCTCGTACTTGTCCATCAGCTTGTTGAACAACGCGATCTGTTCGATCTGCGCGTTGGGATCGAACCCATTCGCCACCACCGCCTCGAGCCACGTCACTCGTCCGATGCGGATGTCCTTCAGCGCCGCCTCGGCATCCTTCACCGGGTCCACCGATTCGAACCGTGGCGCGGTCCACTGCGTGCCGTACAGGTTGATCTTCGGATCAGTGACAGCCTTCGCAGGGACCTTGCCCAGCAACACCAGCGTGTCGATCGCGCGCCGCCGCACCGGCATGCAGAACATCGGGATCAGGGTCAGCCACCGGTATCCCTCGATAGTGTTGCGGAACCCCAACTGGCCTCCGCGCCAGCTTGAATAGTTGACCAGCGACAGATCGCCCGCCAACATCTCATAGGGAATCCCCAGGCCCG